GCTTGGCTCGGGACTGTCTACGAGAGAGTTTCCCCGAATTCATCCGGTTTAACCAGGCCAATCAAGCAGCGAGGGCAACTGCCTCGTTGTTGTCGTTGGCAATTTTAGCCTGGATGTCCATGTACTCCCGCAAGGTGCGGTCACACACGAACTTGAGCCTCACCGCGGGCGCAACGCGATCTGGTGCGTCGGTCTTGGTGATGCCCGACACCATGCGACCTGCGGTGGGAAGTCTCACAACCGCCTTGGAGAAGATGGCGAAGATGTCCGGCGGTGTCGCTCCCGCCAGGCCCGCAGTCGTGGTGTCGAAGTTCGCCATGCGAACGATATAGCGCCAGTCCTCGATCGCAAGACCACCGTTCCGCGAGAAATACGAGGTGTAGGCCTCGTAGCGGCGTTGCGATGAGTCATAGGCCGGAACGACATCGCCCTTGTTCTCGAAGATGAGGCCGGCCTTGGTGCCCTTCGGATAGATCTGGTAGCAGGTCTGATCGCCCAGACCCAACAGCCAGCCCGAGGTATTCGAGTTGCCGCTTCCGCCGGCATTGAACACGTTGACGCCGTTCGGGGTATTGGCAATCGCGGAGAAGTAGGTGGACAGCCCTGAGAACTGCGCCGGCGTGGTCCAGGAATTGCCGTACATGAGATAGCCGGTCCACTGCTGGGACATGCCTTCCATGTGGGCGACGTCTTCCTTTTCGCGATTGGCGTTGGTGTTTCCACCCAGATCCGCAAGCCTCTTGTCGATCTGGGAATAGGCATCGAGCATCGCCATGCCGAACGTGATCTGCGCGGCAGACGACTTGGTGTAGCCGACGCCCTGATTGAAGCGACGGAGGGTGCCTTGGGGCAAAGCGGTGCGCAGCGTGACAACATGGCCGGTGGTGAGATTGCCTTCCACCATGGGCATTTCGTCGTCGAGTTCGTTGCATTGCGACATGAGCTCGGCCATGTCGGAGACCTTACCGCCCGGATCCATCCGGCGGCCGATGTCGGCGAGTGTTAAGGAAGCCATGAGCGTGAAACCTTTCTGTTAGCTGTTAAGCGGCGGGCGCCTTGGCGTCGACGTTGTCGTACCAGCCACGTTTGCCTGCCTCTTTGGACTGCTGCTGATTGAGAGGCTGTCCATCATTGACGGGTTCGGGTTCTGCAAACACGCGATAGAGCGCATTGAGCATCTTGATCGTCAGGCGGTGATGAGAGACCCCGCCCTTGTCCATGACGCCAATGAGTTCGGCGGCCTCTTCCTTGGAGAATCCGGGGATGAGGCTTTCGAGCGCGTACTTGGCATTGCCCAGTGAAGTTTCGATGCGGTTGCCGCCGAGTTCGGGGTCCTTCTTGAGTTCATTGACCCTGCCCTCGACAAGCTTGTTCCACACGTCGACCTGGTTCTTTTGCACCGCCTTGACGACGTTGTTCATTTCCTCGAGGTGGAGATTGACCAGATCCTGCCGCAGCGATGCCATGGCAGCATGGTCAGCCTTTCCTGAGAGTTCGGCCTTCCCGACAAGTTCATCGAACTTTGCGATGCGCGCGTCGTCGAGCTTCACCCCTTCGGGGATCGTCAGTTTGTCGTAAGTCGGTGGCGCCTGCGGCTCCTTTGGAGCTTCAGGTTTCGGCTCTTCCTTGGTTTCAGGCTTGGCTTCCGCCGTCTCCTTGGCCTTTTCGCCTTCGGGCTTTTTCTCCGGCTCGGCTTTTTCTTCCGGCTTGGGAGGCTCCTTGGCTTCGGGCTTGGTCTCAGGCGGCTTATCCCCGCTTTCCGCGGGAGATTTCGTCTCCGGCTCGGGCGCCTTCGCCTCGGGAGTTATATTTTCGGTTATATTTTTCGCCGGTTCTTTAGCATCGGCCTTCGCCTCGGCAACAGGCGCGTCCTTACCGTTCGGCGCCGACGCATGTTCGTGCTTGCCGGAATCAGCACCAGAAAGAGGCGAGGGCGGTAGGCCCGTGGGCTCGACGGCGGGTTCAGTCTTCGCTTGGGCTTCGGCCATCGCGCTCTTCCTGGTTTTCGTTTTGCTTTTTCAGCCGCGCGTCGCGCAGCTGCCGTTCCAATTCCTGCTCTTGCAGCATCTTCATGTAGAGTTCCGGGTGGCGCCGCATCCGGTCATGCCACCAAGCGCCCATGTTGCGCTCTCCGATCGAGACGAAAGTCCGGTACACGTCGGTCGAACCGTCGAGATTAGCGGCGACGTATTCGGCACCGGCCTTGGCGGTCTCGAACACGAAACGAAACAGAAAATCCCGGCCTTTCGGATGCCCCATCCAGATACGGACGGTCTCGTCGTCGTCGCGCTCCCGGACTTCCGCCTGGCGGCGCTGGGATTCGACGGCGATAGGGTCTCCGGCGTCATAGACGCCGAGATCGTCAACCACGCTCGGCCGCGTCCTTGATCGCCGAATCCACCCGCGGCATTCCCGCAACGTATTCCGCCCACGCGACAAAGCCGCGGATCATGGTCTTGTCGTTGCCGAAGCCGGTGAGCACGAGCCAATGCTTGAAACCCGGCAGCGAGACTTCGAGACCATCGACCACACCGGCAGTGAGCTTGAGTTTCAGGTCGAGCTCTGCGCCGAAGTATTCCATGGCCTCGGCGGCGCCGCGGGGCGACGGGCCATTGCTCAAGGCATTGGCGATGTGGAAGCGGGCCCATCGGCCGCCGTGGCGCACAGCTTCGCTCAAGCCCTTGCGGAATTTCTCGTCGCGGTCTTTGCGGATATGCGCGCGACCGCCCTGGCTGAAGGATGCGAGCGTTTCCGGCACACCCTTGAAGCGGGTATTAAGCGGCTGCATTGGCTTCGTCTTCTGCGGCGTACATTTCAAGTTCGGCCTTGGCGATCTCATAGTCGCCGTAGTCGTTGTCGGGCAGTTTCAGAATGTGGACGATTATTGCCGGATCGTCTTGATCGACCAGCATCCTGAAATTCGGCCACTGTCCACTTTCGACAGCGCGCACAGCGCGGGCAAGCATTTCGCGGCCGGCTTTTATTTTCAGTTCGTGGGGGTCCTGCATCAAAACCTCGGCGGATAGCCGGTTGGGCCGATATTGGAGCGCACGCCCCAGCTTGGTGCGTGCTTGTTTGTCGCCTGCGTGTGGATGATCTCGACGCGGATGCCTAAATAGCCGCGGCTGATCCAGTAATCGTAAATGGCCGCAGCATCATGCTCGGCCGCGAGCTGATCGATCTCGGTCTTGTAGTTGTAAGCGCGGTGCGGAAGCCTAGCGAGCACGGCCAAACCCGGCAGGCAGGATGAGTTTTGGTGATGGAGTCGCCATGATTCTTCGGGCCCGTTGCGCGTCCGGCTGCAGTCTGTTTTCCGGCAGCAACAGCCGCTTGAACTTCTGCTCGTGCCGCTCGAGCTGCTGCGCCATGAAGGACCAGTTCCAATCGCCCCGGAAACAGGTTGCGAGTTGCCGCATGCCGCCGGTGGCCTGTTTTATGCCATCGAGGAAACGTCGGCGCGCCTTGACCCACGAATAGGCCTCACCGCGGACCTGGTGCAGTTCTTCCTGGCTCATTGCCAAACCCGCACCCGCAAGTGCTACCGCATCGCGGCGCATCTTGGCGAGGACCTGCGCGATGTCGAGCCAGATGGAGGCCTTGACAGTCTCGCCTTTGGCAAGGTGCTGGCAGGCGTCCTCGGCCATCTTCAGGCCTTCGATGACACGCTCGATCGATTCCTTCTCCATCATCTTGGTGCCGCCCGGATGAGGCACGGGATCGCCGTCGCTCCCCAGAACAACCAGATTGTTCGGGTTGTTCGGATCGTCGGCTTCGTAGGTTTTGACGTCGTCGGTCATTCTTCGAGCTTCAATTCGTCCGTGACGGGTGGACACGGCCAGGCCGAAGGGACCCTGGCAGGTGACGTCGGATTGGCTTCCAGGTCGCGCTGGCGATATTGCCGGATCACGTCCTTGTACGTCGCGATTTTACTCCGCAGCAACTCGATCTCGTCTGCGGCCTCGCTCATGTCGGCGCGCGTCCTGTCGGCAACGAGTATTGCCGCGTCGCTTAGATTTTGAACGTTCGGCTTCCACGCCGGATTGCGAAGCCGCTCGACCAGCGTCATTCGATCTTCGGTCATATCCGACCCATCTTCAGTCATGGATTTCTATTGCGACGCCGTGAAACGTTCTGATCGGAAAGCCGTCATCCGCCTCGGCGACGGTCAGAACGTTTTTTGCTTTGATCGCCTCAACATCCATTGCCATCGCGGTCTGGCGATTGCAGTCCCAATGAAAGCCGCTCAGCAGCGGCCGGAACGGATCGTCGGGAATGCCAAAGCAACGATGAGCAGCCCTCATTGCGGCAAAGATCGAAGGACCCGGCGCCCATATCTCGTGACGCTCGCCGGTTACATCGTCGGTCAAGACAAGCATCGGCTCGACGCTCATATCCGCCCCATCAAGAACAGCACGACCAGCACCACGAGCAGAATGCCGACAATTCCGCCGCCGTGATAGGGACCGCCGTAATAGAATCCGCCGCCGCCGAAGAGCAGGATCAGGATGATGATGAGAACGAGCAGGTTCATGTCAGCATCCTTTGCAGATCGACGGCGTCTCTCTCAGGTCGGGCGGAATCGGTGCTACCTGGCTTTGGTGACGATATCGATAATAAGGGACGCCCGTTCCCGACGCGCTAACGAATGGGAGTCCCGTAAACGCTCAGGCCGAGAATACCCACAAGGATAAAAATTACGGCCCATCCACCAAACACTCCATACGGGGTTTGGCTTCTCCATGGACCCACAAAGAATCCCCCAAAAATACCGACGATGACGTAGATCAGCCAGAACCAGATGTTTGCGCCCATGACTATCTCCTATTGCAGTTGCGTCCCGCCTTCAGGAAGAGCGAAGGCGCCCAGAGATTCTGTGTAACTCAGCATCACCCATGCCTTGATTTCTGAGCCTACGAGCTGTGGCATGACCGCGACGAAGTCACCTCGGAGATGGATGTCGAAGACCGCAGGCTTATGTGAGGCCAACATCCCGAGCGTGCGGTCGAGCAGCAATCGTGTCATCGGACTCATTGTGGATATGCCGTCATACAAGTGGTTGCGAGACAGCGCGTCAGCGCGGCGGAATCCACGGTCGAACCATCGAACGTCACCATGCGGTAAGCCGCCTCGCCGTCAATGATCTTTTGAAGCATCACGACGTCAAAAATGAGTTGCAGACAAAGCAGCCACGACAGAATTACCACTATCGTTTTCACTGTCCACCTCCCGCAGCGGGCTGTCCAGTATTCCCTAGCAGCAACTGCAGCGCGTTCAAGCCGCCGCCGGTATCGGTCTCCGAAAGGTTTTGCCCGGCCTGTGCCAACGCCGGCGTGACTTTCTCGGCCATGTGCGCCTGGTTCGCCGCCTGTGCTGCAGCCTGCCGTTGTCCCCGGATGGTCTTGATCGTCATCGGATCGTTCCAGTCCTCCGGCGGATACTCCACTGCTTCGCCGTAGTCGCGGATGAACTTGTCCGAATTGATGTTGTCGAGCACTCCCGGCATCGCCGCTTCCATCCGGCCGGCCATGACCATGGTGCGTTCCATGCCGGCGGTCTTTGCCGCCTGCTGGATCAGTGCGAGTTTCGACACGAACTTGACCTGGATCGGGATGCCCTGCATCGACTGCGGTCTTCGCGGAACGAGACCACGGCGGTTCATAATCGACACGACGCGCTGCAATCCTATCTGGTCCTCTCTCAGATTGCGCTCGATCACGGGCCCAAGTCTTAGAAGTTTCTCGCCGCGGCGCTCGGTCAATTCCAGTTCGTTGCGCGGCTGTACGCCTTCCATCTGCGAGATCATCAGGAATACGTCGTTGCAGAACCATTTCTCGACGCGCTGCTGCAACCGCTCGATGATCTTGTCGGCAAATTCGATGAAGCGGGGATCAGGCACGAACATCGCCTTCATGCCCGGATTGGTCGCGAGATTAGGAACGTAAGTCACCTTGTTCGGCAGTGTCGAAGCCGGCTCGTTCTTCATCTCCATCGAGGCCAGCATCGAAGGGCGGATGCCCTTGTCCACGCCTTCGGCCGCGCGCTCCGTCAGTCGATTGAGCTGCCGCACATCGGGCAGCGCATCCATACCGAGCCCCCGACCATAAGGGTCATTCGACCGCTGCGTCCACGGCGCGTACATGAACGGCTTTTCGCGATAGCCCTTGATCGCGAGAGGCTGCGGCGCCGATATGCCGCGGAGCCAATAGACCTCGCGATATGCAAAACCACCTGGGACCACGCCGAGCTTCGGAGCCTGGCCTTCCATGCCGCAGGGAAAATTCGGCTCGATGCAGTGCGCAACGATGAACTCCGTATTGAATTGTTTGGTATTCCAAAGTTCCGCAACATTGGTTCCCTGCACCGCCTTGACGCCGAAGCGCTGCACGATGGCGCGCACGGTCAGGACAAATTCGCGATAGAACGTCTCGACCGAATTGTTGTTGGCGCACGCGCCAAAATACTCACCCGCGCACGGCACCTGGCAATCGATCACCCTGTCTCGATCTTCGTAGATCAGCATCGGCGCGGTGCCGAAGGTGACCTGGTCCTCGTAGTATTGGTGCTTGCGGTCGTAATAGTTCGATCCCGCCAGCACCTCGTAGATTCGCCTTTGAAACTCGTTGATCCAGCGCTTGCCGGCGTCATCGACATCGAAGCCGTTCGGCGCCTGCAGCTTGAACCACAGTTTTGTCGGTGCCGAGAGACCGTCCATCATGCCGGCCGCGCAGGTCGCGATCGCCTGCGTCGCTGTGGAATCAACCACGTTCTGGTTGATCGGCAGGCCGCGCGTCATGTTGTTCGGCGTGACCACCCATAAATATCTGCGCGGCAGCATTTCGGCGGCGATCTCGCCCCAATGCATCCACCACGGCGTTCGCCATTGCCGCAGTCCCCACAGCTGCACTTCGAGATAGGAACGAAAGTCCTGCCAATCCTCGTTCGATGTCCAGGTCTTCCACGGGATGATAGCCGGCGTCTTCGCCAACAGCGACGCATTGGCGTCCTCGAAGAAGGCGAGCGCTTCGGCCACGTCAGCCCGTCGTCAGCGACGGCGCCGCCGTTGTCGGCTTAACGAGATCACCCTGGCCGCCGGTCTTGTTGGTGCCGCCGCCGCGCGCCGCCGCAGCCAACTGGTTGGCACCGGCTTGCGCAACGGTTGGATTAGCCAGCGTCGGCGGGATTGCCGCCGGCGGGATTGGTGGCGGGGGAGGTGGTGTCGCTGTCTGTCCGCCGCCGAAAAGCGCTGCGCCCATTACTCACCTCGCCGTGCTTGTGATGAACGCGGGATGATCGAAGATTGGCGCTTGGTAATGCGTGCCGTCCGGTTTGACGCAATCGTAATACGGATCAGGGCCCGGACCACAAGTCGCTTGCATGTCGCAATACTCCCGGTTGCCATCAACCTCACAATGAGGCGGCGGCGGTGGCATGCACACTAGCGTCGTGATGAGAGACAAGGTGCAAACGTCCATTACTCACCTCGCAAAAGGATGATAGTCGGTCTCAGGTTCGCGCGGGATCTCGGGCAGGCCGAACCGATGGTGTTCGCGATCGATCTTTCGATCCATCGGCCGATAGTCGCGCGCCTGCAATTCCAAGAGCGTCAGTTGATGCACGTCCATCGCCGCGATGATCTTGCGCGCCAAATCTTTCTCGATGCAGTCGCGCAGCGCAATGAAGTCAATCAGACGATCGCGCAGCGTGGGTTCTTCGGAGAGGATCGGACGGCTAGGCGGTGCTTGCATTTCGCGGCGTCCCTCCTACCGTGATGCCGGATAAGCATAAGGCCGATACTCCGTCTCGACCGTCGCACGATCACTCTTGCCCGTCGTCCACATATGCGCCGGCCGGATCGAAGCCACAGCCAAGCCCGACATGATGAGATAGCGCGTGTCGTCCATCAAGTGATCGGCCTGGCCATCCTTGATCTTGCCGTTGTCGTCGCGCTGGTAGAACCGATATTCCTTGATCCAGTTGACCAGCGTGCGAAAGACTTTCAGGCGCCCGGTCGAGAGCCGCTGCCACACTTGCACGATGCCGGCTTCGAGCGCGTTGTTGGCGAGAACGAGATTCAAGCCGTGTTCCAGATAAACCTGCAACAGCTGCTCGCCGTCCTTTTGTCCGCGCCCTCGCGCTGCCGGATCGATCACGCCCGGTATCCAGACGCCGCGCGCCTTGATGGCTTGCGCGTGAATCGCGGGCTCGGCTTGGCCGCGATAATGTTCGCCGTAAAGATACACCACGTCGTTGTCGCGATCGATTGCACCCCACAGCGCTGCGGTGCGCTTCCAGCCGACGTCGAGCGCATAGACTTGCGGCATCCAATCCGGGATGACAAACGGATCACAGACAAATTCCGATTCCGGCACCGGATAAACCGCGCCGGCACCGAGCGATGGCTTGCCGAGGGAGCGCGCCTCGAACTCGTGCGGCGGAATGCGCGAGCGCTCTTCGGCGATCATCTCCGGCGTGATGTGCGGGACGTCACCCCAGCCCGCCATCACGACAAAGCGCGATCGCTTCGCGATGACCTCTTCGGGCGTGCCGGATGAGAGGGTGGGAGCGTCGGTCACGCCGGCCACAGCCTGTCTTTGTCGGTCAATCCGATAGCATCTACCATGCGATCACCACGACAACTTATTGGAATATTGCGAAATTGGAGCATGACGCTACTCTGATTTATGTTTGCTTGCGGGCGGATAGACAGGCGCGTCAGAGAGAGGTTGACGATCTCGTGGCGAAGCATCGGCCGCCGATGAATACGGCGGCCGGAGATCAGGGATAAAACCATCCGCAATAAGCCGCCTGTGGTATTTTAGAATGCGGTCGGTTATGACGGTCTGGATTTGATCCTCGAAGAGTCTAAATATGGCCCAACGCGCAATACTATACCTCGGCCAGATGCCGCAAATCAGTGCCTTCACCTCTGCGGCGCGCCGTTCCCAATCGGGCATAGTCTCAGCCATTGCAGTAATCTTCGTAGGACTCGTACACCTTGACGCCGTTCTCCCAATGGTAACGCGGTTTTGGCCAAGACATTTCCGCGCGAACGCATGATTCTCGCTGCCGGCGCCGATGGTGGGCTTGCTGTTCGAGCGAGAGTGCGTCGAACTTCGCCATCGCCTCGTCGATGAGCTTTTGCAGGTCAACCATTTATCGGGGACCAACTATAATCGCCGGGCTGGCGCGCCCATGAATGGCGATACATCCTGAGATCGCCAACAAACAAACCAGCAATCGACTTGTCAGCATCATCGCTGGCAGGCTGAACAGGAGCAACGTCATACTCGTCGCCTAGATTGTTTCCGACGCGCTTAACCGGCGCGCACACGCGGTATGCGGCGCCTTGGTAAAGCAGAAAGTCGCCAATTTGTACGTGGTCAACCATCAAAAATCACTCTCTCCCGGCAGTCTTCCACCCGGCAGGAACGCCTGCACCACGTCGGACATGCCCTCGAGCGGCGTGAAGGTGAGGATAGAAAATCCGCGCCGCGTCATCAAGCGAATTGATGCCTCGGTGTAGATTTCGAGCGGCGGTTCCTCGTCGAACCAGCACAAATCCTTCGCCGTGCCCTCGAACGCGCCACGGCCCTGTTCGTAGCTCTTGAGGCCTAAGTTCGACCAGCCGCCGAATTGGCTCTTGATCTGGATGGTGTCGATGAAGTCCTTATGATCGAGCGTCCGGCGGTCGAGCGAAGTCGCGTCCGCTTTGTCGTACAGCTTGATGTTGAACTTCATTCTGCCGACGCGCGAGAAATCGTATTTCCGCGGATCGAAG